GTCATGAGTACCCTCAGCTGTCAATTATTGGTATGCTCAAGCGCGATTACAGAAGATTTTTATAAAGGGTTTATTCGCCCTACTGCCACGCAACAAGAGCTGGTTTGGATTGGTCGCTTCATGGTGCTTTTGGTTTCAGCGATTGCCATTGTCATTGCCCAAAACCCAGACAGCAAAGTGTTAGGGTTGGTCTCGTATGCATGGGCAGGTTTCGGCGCGGCGTTTGGTCCTGTGGTGTTGATGTCATTATTTTGGCGACGTATGACTGGCACAGGCGCGTTGGCAGGTATGCTTGTAGGCGCGTTGACGGTCATCGTTTGGAAACCATTAACCGGTAGTAGTCTTTATGAAATCGTACCAGGTTTTATTTTAGGCATGATTGCTATCTATGTAGTGTCGCTGTTAACGCCCGCATCTGATAAAGTCATGGCACGTTTTGATGATGCCAATAAAGCCTATAACGATGCTCGTTAATATTGATGTGATTTGATACTTTATTTTAGACTTGGAAGGGTTGGAAAAAAGTGGGAAGAAATGGGAAGAGATTGGATATGATGGGATGGATTTGGTTTTTTTAAATGTAGTGGTAGTAAGGCATTGAGCAGTGGGTAATTGAATAGCTGATAAGAAAATTTTTGAAAAAAAGAGCCTCATCGTGTGATGGGGCTTTTTATATTTTATTTTAGACTAAATGTGGATAATTTTTTTTAGGGCGGTTTTTTTAGAAGTTATTTTAGACTAATTTAATGTAGTTTTACTGGTAGAAGGGTGGCTTGGACGAGTTGAACCAAGTCAGATGTCGATGGCGCGGTTAAGATGATGCGTGAGCCTGTGACATGGTCGATGGTGGCGGTAAAGGCAGGCGTTGAATGGGCAGCTAAGTACCCAGCAAGTTCACGTTTTATACCGTCTGGCGTCGATTTTCCATTGTCGGAAATAACGTGTAGTGGGTTGGGTTGTGCTGACATTTTAACGCTCCTTTGCTGTGTATTGGAGTGTTATGGTAGCAGATTCTAACGCTAAAAAAAGGATTGAAAACACGGTAGAAACACGGTAAACGTCAATATATGACGCTGTAATTAACTCCATATTTTTGCAAAGAATTAGGCAGTGCGGAAAAAAATAATATGTATATATTTCAATGATTTGCAAAACTAAGCAAAAATGATTTTTGCGAAATTGTTTTGCTTTAATGAACGTTAGAATGTTTTTTATTAACTTCTAACGTTAAGCGATTTTTAAAGTATCTTTGAGAGCTTGTTTTTGGTCATCGTCTAGCTCTGGCATGATGGCAAGCAGGTGGCAGACTTTGATAACGAGTTCTGCTTTATGCTCTGCGGTCATGGTGCGGTTGGTTTCCTCTAGGAATTCATCGACAAAGATGAGAGCTTCCATAAGTCTGCCCATGCTAATGTTCTGTATAGCTTGCTGGTGGTCATTGTATTCCGGTGGCAGGTCTAGGGTAATAGTAGGAACTTGTGGGTTGCCCTGCCCTGTCTTAAGCCAATGAGCATTGACGCCTATCAATTCTGCCCATTTATCAAGCGTTTTATCTAAGGGCTTTGCCTTTCTTTCATAGGCACTTTGGAATGAGCCTTTTGGAATATCATGTCTAACTGCCCAACTATATGGGCGTTCATCTCCAATAAGGGTATTCATCCTTTCCCAAAATTCTAAGCCCAACTGTTCTTTATTCTTTTTCATACCAATTTAAATACCTTTATTATTTTTTGCTTAGATTTGCTTAGACTAAGCAAAAGCGACCAAAAATATTTTTAATCTAAGCAAAAATAATTATCTTTTAAAATCATATACATAAATAGAATAGTATTTATTTTTCAATTTAGTAAGCAAAAAAGTATTTACACATACTTTTTTGCTTACTATAATGTTAGAAACAAGGTTAATTAATTCTAACATTACCCTATTTTAAAAAATCAGCCGAAGCTGATTTAAGGTTTTTACAATGGCTTTATTTGATGATTATCCATTATTAAAAGGCTTAACTAAAAAGCCAGATGGTAGCTATCATCCTGCTGATATCAAGGCATTGATTGAGAAACAAGGCTCTACACTTGAGCAAATTTCGCTGAATGCTGGTCTTGGTCGCTCTGCTGTTAGCGTAGCTTTTAAAAAACCATATACCAAAGGCGAAATTGCGTTGGCTACTTTTTTAAATATTCCCGTACAGTATATTTTTCCTACTCGTTGGGATGTTAAAGGCAACCGTGTGCGTCCACGTTATGCAGCTAAATATACCACAGTCGCCGAGTTGATGTCATGAAAAAGTATTTAACTTTACAAGAAATACTGGCTTTGAATATTCCAGACTTTCCAAACTCAAGGCAAGCTTTAGATTATAAAGCTAAGAAAGAAGACTGGGAATATATTGAAGTTAAAGGAAATGTTGGTAAAGGTGGTGTTTCTAAGGCTTATCGATTGCCAACTGAATATATAGAAGTAGCTAAAAGTATTCAAATTAAGCAAATGGCGGACAGCGTTGAGCTTCCTGCGACCATTGAAAATAAACCCGTCGCCACTGTGGAAGCCCTCAACCCTACCCTATTGGCAGACTGGCAACGTGACTGCGGTACCGCTCGCCTTGCTATCGTGCGCCATGTCTTAGATATGGCTGACCTACTGGGCAAAACCAAAGCCGTCGAAAAATTCGCCACGGATAGCAAAAACGGTCAGCTAACCGCGACCCTTGCTGACACCGTGCGCCGTGCCAATGCTAAAGCTGGCAAAGATGGCAATGCCAAAGTAAGCCGCGCCACGCTGTTTAACTGGCTAAAACTCGCTGAAAATGCAGGTGATAACAGTCTAGTAGCTGTACTTGCCCCTAAACACCGTGATGTAACCATGCCAGTGTGGGGTGCGACCTTGCTCAAGCTATGGGGGCAGCCGACTAAGCCTAGCCTATCGATGGTGATGCGTGAATTGGTAAATGTGATGGGCGGTGAAAATGTGCCTAGCTATGCTCAAGCCAGTTATTTTTTGCGTACTCATGTGGGCAATGTTGAACTGGAACGTGGGCGTATGGGGGCGCGTGAGCTGAAAAATATCCAGCCATTTATCCGCCGTGATACGTCTGAGTTATTCCCTACGGATGTCTATACCGCCGATGGTCATACCTTTGATGCAGAAGTGGCTCATCCCATATCGGGGCGACCATTTCGCCCAGAGATTACCGCCATTATTGATGTGGCAAGCCGTAAATTGGTCGGATTTAGTATTGATTTAGCTGAAAGTGGCTTGGCAGTACTGGATGCGATTCGGACGGCTGTGTGTACCAATGGGGTAATGGCGCTGTTTTACGTGGATAACGGTTCGGGGTACAAAAACGCGATGATGAGCCGTGATGGTAGCGGCTTGATGGATAGATTAGGCTCAACCTTGACGCATTCCCTACCCTATAACAGTCAAGCTAAAGGCGTGGTGGAGCGTTCGCACCAATCAATATGGATACAGGCAGCAAAACGGTTGCCAACGTACATCGGTGTGGATATGGACAAAGAAGCCAAACAGAAAGTGTTTAAGAAAACGCGTAAAGATATCGCAACCTTTGGCGAATCTAAGCTGCTATTGGCTTGGGATGATTTTATGACCCTATGCCATGACGAAATGCAGCGGTATAACAACCGTCCGCATAATGCGCATCCAAGACGCCATAACAAGTTGACAGGTCGCAAGGAGCATTTGACACCGCAACAAGTATGGGATGAAAAACTGGCAATGATGGTCAATCTAGGCAAGCCACTGGTACAGGTGCATGAGGCGGATATGGTCGATTTATTTCGTCCGTATATTGAGCGCAAGGTACTGCGCGGTGAAATCAAGATGTTTAACCATGTGTACTTCAGCCGCGACCTTGAGCAGTACCACGGTGAGACGGTGCATGTGGGTTATGACATTCATGATGCCAGCCAAGTGTGGGTGCGTGATGTGGCTGGGCGACTGCTCGCTGTAGCGAAATTTGAAGCCAATACGCGGGCTTACTTTGCTCAACCTGTCATCGAACAGGCGCATGAGAAACGGGCATTGGGTCAGCTTAAACGCAATGATGTCAAGCGCAATGAAATTCTTGAAACGATGTCGCCAAGCCGTGTGCTTGAGCATATCGATACCATGCGACTACCTCAAGAGCAGATTGATAAGGCGTTTGCAACCTTGAATAAAACTATCGAAGCTGAAGCGGTGGAAGTAATCTCAATGCCAAAGCCAATGATGACCAGTGCCGTCAATGATGTACCTGATATGAAAATCATGACAGAAACGGATGATGACAGGTTTGAGCGGTGGTTGGCGTTAGATAGTCGCTACAAAGCTGGTGAAACTTTGGATTCTAACGATTTTGATTTTCATGAGTTATTCGCTTTGTCGAAAACTTGGCGAATTAAGATGGCGCAACATGAAGCGCACTTAGAGCAACTTGAACGAGAGGAGGAAATAGCAAAACGCCTATCGAAATAGGCGTAATGATGGAAATAACATTTAAATGTTAGTTGCAATCTAACATCGAAATCACATAGGAATTTTTATTATGAAAGAAAATGCAAAAAATGTCAATTCTGCTCCTCAGACGCATGTGCAAGCGGTGGGTGGGATTGCTCAAGTGACCAATGTAGCAGTACTGCATGATGCCATCGCTCGCACCACTGACCGTCATCATAACTTGCCCGGTATCTGTGTGTTTTATGCGCCTAGTGGCTTTGGCAAGTCAGTGGCAGCGAGTTTTGTTGCGACACATACCCGTGCCTACTATGTGCAAGCGTCAAGTATCGATACCAAGAAGTCATTTCTTGAAAAAGTACTGCGTGAGATGAATATCGCACCCGTTGGTACCGCGACTGGGATGCTACAGCTAATCGCCGATGAGTTGGCAAAAAGTGGTAAGCCGCTCATCGTAGATGAGTTTGACCACCTAGCTACTGCCAGTGGCAAGGTTGAGATGATTCGGGATATTTATGAGTCATCTCAGGGCACAATCATCATCATCGGGGAAGAAATGCTCCCCAGAAAGCTTGAGCGTTGGGAGCGATTTCACGGGCGCGTCTTGAATTGGGTGCAAGCGCAACCCGCTAGCGTAGCGGATGCGGTGCTGTTGGCAAACGTGTATAGCCCAAAAGTGGCTATTGATGAGCATGTACTGGCTGAACTGGTCGGTGCGGTACGTGGTAGTACCCGCCGTGTGTGTACCAATCTTGAGATGCTAGCGCAACGTGCCTTAGAAAATGGGCAACGTAGCGTAGTGATGGAAGATTTAAAACGTCTATTACCCAATGGATTTATCACTGGCGAATCGCCAAAACCACGGTCATTTTAGGAGGTAGTTATGTGTTGTTGCTGTACTAGAAACGATACTGGGCTGACTCCAAGCGTTGGAGTAGCTATGTTAGATCAAAATCAAACCATCAAAAAATCACGTAAATCTCGTCGTGATATCAAAAAAGAATGGCAGCGTAATCCTGCATTTGACTTCAAGCCATCTGCACCCGTCCGCAATATGCGTGAACAAGTCTGGGATTTGCTGCGCACAGGTAAAGAGCTAAGTGTGCAAGATATGGTGCTGACGCTGCCTTTCACCATCAAGCAAATCGAATATCTCATCAATGGTTGGGTAGCCACGGGTTATGTGCAAAAAAATAAAGGTATTTGGAAAAAATCCATACCGACTTTTGTGCTTATCAAAGATACAGGGCAAGAGCCGCCTAGAGTCAATCGACAAGGTGAATATGTACCACAGCAACTCAATGAAGCGGCTTGGCGTGCCATGCGCATTCAAAAAACATTTAATGCTCGTCAAATCAACGCCGTCATTGGACGCGCTGATCAGCTTGGGGCAATTGTCACTTATCTGCGTCTATTGATGATTGCTGGTTATCTACAACCTGTGAGTGTGAATGCTAATGAGTTTACAACCTACCGACTAGTCGAAGATACGGGCTGTAAGCCACCGCAAATCCTGCGTGGTAAAAAAGTATTTGACCAAAATCTAGGCATCATCGTGTATGACACAAAACCACAAAATCAAAAGGAAACTGACCGTGACTAATACGTTAAATCCAAATACCACCCCAAGAATGGTTCAGTGGGTGGGCAACACGAAAAGAATTGATGACAAGCCCATAAAACCTTGTGCCATCTACCCAGTGCCAACCGATGAAGATAGTGAATTTCCACATTTGGCTGCGCCTGTTCGACGTGTGCCGAAGGATGGTAAGTCGATTGATGACTGGCTACGCAAACAGCGTATGACTAACGAATCCTTATACCGCAATCAAGAAGTGCTTGATAGCGACATCATGAAGCTTGAATTTCAGATGCGTCATGTGATGAATCGTTTGCGCTGGCTTGAAGTTGTGGTGGTTTGCTTGGTGATTAGCTGTGGGGGACTGTTGGTATGTGTGCTTTAAGAATCAGCCCTGTCACTGTCGATAACTGGATGGAAGCGGTCAAAGAAGAAGCGGAGCAAGATGGCTGTAGCCTGACGTTCATTGCTGAAAAAATCGGCTATGCCCGCCCTAGTCTGTCACTGGCTATCAGTGGCAACTATGTGGGCAAGACTGACAAAATCCGTGATGCGTACATTGAGTACCGCAAGCAAGCGCTATGCCCATACGTTGGGGAAACAGTGAGCCGTCAATATTGTATCGACCATGCAAACGGGGATGCGCCAACGCATCACCCTGCTAAGCTGCGGCACTGGCAAGCGTGTCAGAAATGTGATTACTGTCCAAAAGCTAGTTGTCCGAAGGGGGATAAATGATGAGTGAGGAAAACAAACGACGCATTGATGTCGCCAATATTGTCATCACTGCAAAAGATAAAGAAACGGCTGAAAACTATGCCAATGAAGTTAAAAATAATTTTTTTGATGAAAGCTATCCAGTGGCATTAATCAAAAAATTAAAGTCAGATTTTGAATGGTTGATAACACTCGCTATCGATGAAGATATGGCTTATGAGAGCCGTGATGAGTGGTTATACGAGAATGACGAGGAGGATTATTGGTGAAAACAAAATGTCCTAATTGCGGTGCGACCCCCTCGCTTGACAGCCTTGTCATGGCTAACAAAGGCGGGGATGCGTTTTTGCAAGCGTTTGATGTACCACCAGAACTAAAAACGCCCATTATCCAGTATCTTGGACTGTTCCGCTCGGTGGGTCGTGACTTGAGTTTTGACCGTGTTGCCAAGCTATTGGCTGAGCTAAACCCAGTAGTAAAAGCTGGAAAAGTAACATTTGATCGTCACACGTTTGACACCCCAATCTCTGCGTGGGTGTGGGCAATTGAGCAAGCTATTAAAGCCCGTGATGAAGGTCGCTTGAGCTTACCGCTGAAAAACCATAACTGGCTGTATGCAGTAATGCGGCAGTTTGATCCACGCAAAGATGCGCCTGCTAAAACCACCAATGCCAGTGCAGCGCATGGCGAGACAGTGGCATTTAACGGGGTGAAAAAGCCTGTATTTGCTGGGCGTACCCAGCAAGAAACTTGGGATATCGTAAACCAAGCACGAGAACCTGGGGAGTCCCTAGATGAAACATATGAACGTATCAAATCCAACTACTAACAAGGAGCAGCCAAATGGCTAAAAAAGCAAAAATCAAAGCAGTCGCCACTATCATCGCTTGTCAGAGCCTTGAGCAAGTACAAGACTTTATTCGTCATATCGGCGACAAAAATCGTGAGGTATTGCGACTGCAAGCCAAGATGAATGACGAAGTGGCAGCCATTACCAACGGCTACACGGAATCTATCAATGGGCTAAAGCAAGAAATTGAGCAGATGACAGGGGCGGTGGAAATTTGGTGCGCTGCCAATCGTACTAAAATCCTAGAAAAAGGACTGAAAACGGCAAACCTAATCACGGGTGAAGTCTCTTGGCGGTTTAGCCCACCGAGTGTGAGCCTGCGTAAGATTGAAGATGTATTGGCAAGTTTCAAAGAAAAGGGTTTGACCCAGTTTATCCGCGTCAAAGAAGAGGTGAATAAAGAAGCTATTTTGGCTGACCCACTAGCAGTAAAGGATGTGGCAGGTGTGACTATCAAAAGCGGTCAAGAGTTTTTTGAAATCAAGCCGTTTGAAGTTGACGTTAAATAATTAAAACCCGACGGCTTGGCGGTTTCCAAGTCACTTACTAAACCCAAAAAGGAAAATGTTATGAATAAGTCTCAATTAATCGCAAAAATCGCCACTGATGCTGGCTTAACCAAGGTACAGGCGACTGCTGCCCTACAAGCTGTAGAAGTGGGCATCATTGAAGCCCTTGTAAATGGTGATGAAGTGACAATGGTTGGCTTTGGCACATTCAAAGTCACCGAACGTAAGGCAAAGAAAGGGCGTAACCCTGCTACAGGCGAAGCGATCCAAATACCTGCCAAAAAAGCCCCAATTTTCAAGGCAGGTAAGGCGTTAAAAGATGCTGTGAACTAATCACAATCTACCGCTAACCAAAGGC